GACGCTGACCGCCACCTTGGGCGCGGGTGTGCTCGCCGGCAATCAGAGCATGACGACCGTCGCCGGCTGTGCCACGACGGCCTCGCCGACCGGCGCGAAGTGGACGATTGACTACTCGCAGCAAAACGCCGCGCAGTTCGCCTATCTCGATCTCGCCAGCGCCGGGACGGGCTTGACCGTCAGTTCCTCCGCGAAACCGTTCGCGAAACAGCAGGTCGGCAACGCGCTCGTGATCACCGGTGGGACGAATTTCAACACAGGCCGCTACGTGATCGCCTCGATCAGTGGCGTGACGGCCACCGTGGTGGGGCCCACGAACATCACGACGGGGGCGGGCGCGAGTGGCACGGGCGGGCTGGGCGGGGCCTTCCTCAGTCCGGGGCTGGCCTCGAGTCTGTTCGGCACGACGACGACGGCGCCGATCTTTCTCAAGAATGACGGATCGGTCTTCTCGATTACGTCCGCCTCGGCGGGCGTGTCGGCCGGGACGCTGACGACCAACGGCGTGGCGCTCGTCGGCTATAGCACCAACCGGACGTTCACGAATACCGATACACGGCCGACGCTCCAACTGAACGTCTCCACCGCGACGATGTTCACCTCTCAGGAAGTCGTCAACGTGATCCTGGACGGCAACACCCAGACGGCCGCGCTGCTGACAGGCACGGTGAGTGGGTATGAGCGGTGCCTGATCAAAAACTTCAACACGGCGGTGACGGCCTTCTGTTTCTATCGCCGCTGCTACGCGACCACGAACTCGGCAGCCGTCTTCAACGGGTCGTGTTTCGGCTGTGAAGCCAGCGCCAATACCGCGACCGTGTTCGTCGCGGCGTCGAATGGCGGTCTCTTAGCGCGGTGTCTCTCGCACGACAACACGGTATCGACCACGGATGGGTTCGGGCAAGGGGCCAGCTTTGCGTACGTCGCCGATTCCATCGCTTATGCGAACGGGCGCGATGGCGTGCGGAGCGGCTCGGCGCGCGGCTGTGCCTGCGAGAACGTCATCTGCGAAAGCAACACCGGCGTCGGCTTCTCGAAGCAAGGCACGTGGCTGTTCCTAAAAAATTGCGCCACCTACCTGAACACCGGTGGTCCCACGAGCGGCAGCCCGAACCTTGAAGGGATGATCACGCTGACGGCCTCCGCCTTTACGAAGGCGGCATCGGGGGACTTCTCCCTGAACGCCGCGGCCGGGGGCGGCGCGCTCTTGCGATCGACGGGATCGTTGGGCCTCTTCCCGCTCGGCTTGACGACGGGCTACGGCGACATCGGCGCGGCCCAGCATCCGAACCCCAATCGCGACGGGTTCCAACATCTCGAGCAGGGGATCTCCGCATGACGCGATACCGCTATGCGATGGTGAGGCCACGGGTTCGGAATGACTTCATCGTCCCGATGCTGTCAGATGCTGAATGGGCGTATATCGCTGGTTTTTTTGATGGCGAGGCACATATCGGTGCGCATTGGATCAAGGACAGGGCGAGGAACAGAACGATCCTTCACCCTCGGATTAGCGTGCCTCAGACCGACATCCGACCACTTCAATGGATCTACCAGCGGTTAGGCGGGCACATCTACGAACGAGGTTCCGTTGGTCGAACGGTCAGCGGTGAAAGCAAGAAGCGCGTCTGGACTTGGATGCTGACAAATCGAGCGTCCATTTATGGAGTCCTTCAGCGTCTTCATCCCCTATTGATTGTGAAGGATGACCAGGCGGCTCGGCTGATCGCCCTCCTTGCTCCGAATGTGGTGATAGTCGAGAGCGACGAAAGCCGAGTCGCATGAGAATCCCCAGCGGCAAAACCGATCAACTGATCTACTTCGTGGCCTTGGACGTCAACAACCAGGCGGTGCGGAAAACTGCGCTCACGACGTTCACGGTCTATCGCTCGCGCAATGGCGGCGCCGCGACGGCGTACACCACGCCCACCGTAGCGGAGTTGGACGCCGTGAACATGCCCGGTGTCTACAGCTTAGCGATCGACGAAGACACGACCATCGCCTCCGGCTCGGACGCGGAAGAGTACGTCGTCCACATCACCCAAGCCTCGATGGCGCCGGTGACCCGCGCGATTGAACTGTTCCGGCGGGATACGACCACGGGCAAAACGATCACGGTGGATTCAGCCGGCCTCGCCGATGCCAATACCGTGAAAGTCGGCCCGACCGGATCGGGCACGGCGCAAACGGCCGGCGATATCCCCGCCAGGCTCCCATTGGCGCTGACGGCCAACGGGAACATCAAAGCCAGCCTGGTCGAGATCCTGACGACGGCGTTGACCGAGACCTCCGGACAGATCGCCGCGGCGTTCAAAAAGTTTTTCGACAAGGCCACGCCGACCGGGACGATCAACAGCTTGCCCGATGCGGTGCCGGATGCGTCTGGCGGGCTGCCGGTGACGGGAAACCGGTTGACGGCCATTCCGACGCTGCCGGCGGCGTTGGTCGGTGGTCGGATCGATGCGAGTGTGGGGGCCGTCGCCTCTGGGGTCATTGCCGCCGCCTCGTTTGCGTCTGGAGCGCTCGATGCCGTTTGGTCGACCGCGACGCGCGTGCTGACGGCCGCCACGAACCTCACGACCGCCCTGGCCACGCCGACCAACATCACCGCCGGCACGATCACGACGGTGACGACGGTGACCAACCTCAGTGCCACCGCCATTCAAGCGATCTGGGATGCGCTGACCTCGGCGCTGACGACCGTCGGCAGCATCGGTAAGTGGATTGTCGACAAGCTCGACGTCGTCGTCTCCACGCGCACGAAACCCGCGGATACCCAAGCGCGCGTCACGCTGGTCGACACGACGACGACGCTCACGAATGCGCCCTCGGATTCCTCGGGCGTCACGACGTTGCTCTCGAGGCTGAGCGCGCTGCGTGCGGGCTATCTCGACAACCTGAGCGCGGGCGCGGTGGCCTTGGAAGCGAGCCTGCAAGGACTGATCACCACGGTCGGTGTGGCTGGCGCTGGGTTGACGGCTGCTGACGATGCGGTGATTGCCGCGATCGCCGCCCTGAACAATTTGTCGCTAGCGAACGTGCGAACCGCCGTCGGCCTAGCTTCGGCCAACCTCGACACGCAGCTCGCCGCGATCGCTGTCTACATCGACACCGAAGTCGCCGCGATCTTGGCTAAGGTCAACAACCTGCCCTCGGATCCGGCCGACGCCTCCGACATCGCGGCCTTGTTCAGTGCGATCGCCGCGAGCCTCGCCGCGCTGAGTATCCCAACCACCGCGCAGATCGCCGACAAGCTGCTCGGGCGCAATCTGGCGGGCGGATCGGATGGGGTCCGGACGGTGCAAGACGCCCTGCGCTTCTCGCGCAACAAAGTCACCATCGTCCCGATCAACGCGACGTCCGGCACGCTCACCGTGTACGCCGAAGACGACACGACGCCGGCGTGGACGGGCGTCGTCACTCGGGCCTCAGCTGACGCCTTGAGCGCAGTGGATCCGGCATGAGGTTCTGGCTGTGGTGGACGGGCTCGCCGAGCGGGGTGACGCCCCCATCTGGTCCTTCGATCCTGGGTGTGCATGTGGTGCATGAGTCGGGCGAGACGCCTGGGGTGACAGACGTCTCGAGCTCGAGCCCAAGTGCGCGGCGCCGCTCGAGCGGATCCCCCACCCTCCGCAACGTGGAAGGCGAGTAGATGGCCATCGCGCGCGAACGCTTCACCGAAGGATCCTCAGGCTTCATCCGCGCCCAGATCGTGGACGTCTACGGCAATCCCGTGAACGGGGAAGACCTGACCCTGGCCACGTTGACGCTCTACGATCTGCAGACCCGCACAGTCATCAACGACCGAAGCGAACAAGACATCAACGGCGGCAGTCTCTCGCCCTCGACGCTGCATAACGTGACCTACGAAGCGGACGGGTATTTCCGCTGGGACCTGCAACCTGAAGTGCGCGGCGCCTCACCGACGGACCTGGGCGACAACCCGATCGTGACGGCCCGTCGCCAGATCGAACGCCACCGCGCCGAGTTTCATTTCGAATTCAGCGGCGGCGCCTTCAACTACGCGGTGGAGATTGAAGTCGTCGCGATGGAACAGGCGGGCTCGTGATGTCGGTGCGAACCGATGGGCGTTGATGGACCTGGTCAGCGCGTGGCGGAACCGCGATCCGCGTGAGAGCGCGAGTAAGCGTGGGTATGGATCCTCGCCCGGCAGTGCCTGGCAACGCTTCCGCCGACGCTTCGTCGCTCAACTGCTCGAGCGCGGGATCCCGCCCTACTGTGGCGCGCACCTGCCGGACGGGCCGTCGACGCAGGACAGCCAGTGCCAGGCCGACGGGATCAAGAACCCCGACGCGAACATCTTCGACCACGCGCCACCCCTGACCGAGGCCGAGCGCGCGGCCGCAGTCGCGGGCGATCGATCCGCGTTCGATGATCCCTTGCGCATTCAACTGTTGTGCGCGCGCTGTCACAACGCCAAGTCCCGACGCGAGCAGGACATGCGGTGAGAACGCCAGTGCTGGCACGCTGAATGATCGTGGGGGAAGGGGGGGTAGCGGAATGTTGGCGGCGCGGCCGCCCGAAAGACCGCCTGCCGTAAACGCGCGAGTTTTTCTCTTTTCAAAACTTCGGGGCTTTCAAAACCTGACGGGCTGAGGGGTCTCACAACATGGGTGGCGTCGGCAGCGGCGGACGGCGCGTCGGCTCCGGCCGGAAGCGGAAGCGCGGCGTGGTCCTCCAGCACCCCACGGCCGTCGCGATCGCCCCGACAGGAGCCGTCGAGCCCCCGGCGGAGCTCCAGGTGTCCTCGGACCTCGAGCGCCTCACGCGGGATCTCGCGTTTCTCCGGCAGGCGCAGGGCCCCGGCGACCCGAACCCGCAGATCGCCGAGCTCGAGACGCACGTCGCGGAGGTGCAGGCCCAGGCCCAGGCACTGACGGTCTGGCACGAGCTCGCCCCCCATGCCCTGGTCGCGCGGACGTTGACGCCGGCGACGACGGCCGCGTTCGTGATGTTGTGCCGGGCCGTGGTGCTCGAGCGGGCGCTCTGGGCGTCGCCCTCAGACGCGGGCGGGGCCAATCACCGGGGCCTGATGCACCGCATCGCGACCTGGAAGAAAGACTTCTGCCTCTCGCCGTTGGGCAAGCCGTTGTTTGAGGCGACGCCGAAAACGGTCGTCAAGTCGAAATGGTCCGGATTGCTCCGATGAAAGGCAACCCCGGATCCGATCAGGCCGTCGCCGTGTTGAACAACTTGACGCACACGAAAGGCCCGTTCGGCGGCCAGCCCTTCAACCTGCGCCCCTGGCAGCAGCGCGACATCGTGCGCCCGTTGTTTCAGACGAAAGCGGACGGGCGACGCCAGTACCGCACGTGTCTCCTGATGATGCCGCGCAAGAACGGCAAGAGCGAGCTCGCGGCGGGGTTCGCGATTCAGGGCCTGGCGTTCGACGGGGAGATCGGCGGGGAAGTGTACTCGTGCGCCGCGGACCTCGAGCAAGCCGCGATCGTGTTCAACGTGGCCGAGCAGATGGTGCGCGCCGATCCCGAGCTCCTGGACGCGATCGACATCATCCACTCGCAGCAGCGCATGGTGCACCGGGCGAGCGGCACGTTCTACCGGGCGATTTCGGCGGAGGCCTACAACAAGCACGGGTTCAACGCGTCGCGGATCATCTACGACGAAATGCACGCGGCGCCGAACCGCGATCTCTTCGATGTCTTGACAACGTCGATGGGTGCGCGGGACCAGCCGCTGCTCGTCGCGATCTCGACCGCCGGCTACGACAAGCATTCGATCCTGTGGGAGCTGTACGACCACGCAAAAAAGGTGCGCGAGACGCCGTCACTCGACCCGACGTTTCTGCCGATCCTCTACGAAATGCCGGCGGACGCGGACTGGACCGATGAACGCGCGTGGAAAAAATGCAACCCGGCGCTCGGGGATTTTCGCAGTCTCGAGGACATGCAGATCGCGTGCGTGCGCGCGCAGGAAATCCCGGCACAGGAGATGGCGTTCAGGCGGCTGTTTTGTAATCAGTGGACCGAGAGCGCCAGTCGCTGGATCCCCCTGGCCGCCTGGGATGCGTGCTGTGTGGTGGCCGCATGACGAAGGCCGAGTTTCGCGCGCGGCTGAAGGGCCGGCGCTGTTACGTCGGGCTCGACCTGTCGTCGACGAAGGATCTCACCGCGGCCGTCGGCGTCTTTCCGGACGACGTGGGGCCGGGCTTCGACGTGCTGTCTGCGTTCTTCGTGCCCCAGGACAACATCAAAGAGCGGGTGACGCGGGATCGGGTGCCGTATGACCAGTGGGTCCGGGAGGGGTATCTGACCGCGACGCCGGGCGCGGTCGTGAATTACGAGGCGGTGCGGAGCCTGTTGCACGTCTGGGCCCAGGAGTTCGATGTGCGCGAGCTCGGCTTCGATCCCTGGAATGCGACGGACCTCGTGATCCGACTGCAGACCCAGGACGGGATGACGTGTGTCCCGATTCGTCAAGGGTTCCGATCCTTGACGGCGCCGACGAAAGCGCTCGAGACGGCCATCCTCTCGAGAGCGCTGCGCCACGATGGGCATCCGATCCTGCGCTGGTGCGTGGGCAACATCGTCGTCGTGCCGGACGACGCGGGCAACTACAAGATGTCGAAAGCGGCGAGCACGGAAAAGATCGACGGGGGCTCCGCGCTCGTCAATGCGATGGACTGTATGGAACGGCATCGGCATACCGAACCCCCAAAATTTCAAATGCTGGTGCTGGGCGGCGCCCGCCCGTGAAGGACGCCAAGCCGGCGGCGGGGATCGTGGTCCCGCGGACGCGGGGACGGCCGCGGGTGGCGGAGCCCGGGGAGTCGGTCAGTACCTGGTTGACCGTCAAGGAACATGACCGGGTGATCGCGTTGGCGAAGACGGAAGAGGTCAGTATCTCGTCCTTGGTGCGATCGTTGTTGATGTTGCACGTGCCCTGAAAAGAAAATCCTGATGCGCGCGTGGACGATTCACAGTACGGCGCGCCCTTAGCTACCGCGTCGGGGGACTGGTGACTGATGCTGGCCGCCTAGCGGGTTCGTGATAGGGTTGATACGTTCTTGCCGGTTCGGCGATTCAGGCCGGCAGTTCGCCTGAGTGGGAGACGACACGCCTCGTCGCTAGGACCGGCCAATGGCCGGAACGGCCGCACCACTTTAGGCTCCAAAATCCATCGCCTTCCCACGGTCAGTGGCTGCGGTACGAGGGCGACGGGTCGAGCACTCCCTGACCACGCGCGTCGACTCCTCGTGACGCTTCTGCTTGTCTCGCCACCGCTGGACCGAGGCCGCCACCGCGACGCGATGCGTGAAGCAATACGCGAAGCCCTCGGCCGGCAGCCCGCACCACTGACAGCAGCCGTGCGCTTTCCAGCGGGCCCGCAGCGCCTGTTGCCACTGTCGCTGTCGGGGGCGCATCGATCAATCGTCGTCCCAATCCTCTTCGGCGCTATGTCGCCTCGCGACGTGCACGGGTCTCCCGCCGACCTCGTCTGACACACGTTCAAAGGTTTGCGCGAGCACGAACGCCACGCGCGCTTCATTCTCTCCGAGCGAGTCCGGCGTCACGGATCCGGCCTGGCGCAGCAGCGCGCAGAAGATCCGAAGCGCGATCTCCTCGCGCGTCAAAGCCATCGGGCCTAAGTCTCCTCTTCCGCGAAGCCGGGAATCAGACGCAGGCGTTCGATCGGTGTCTCTTCGGATTTGAACGCCAGTCGGGTGATGGGCTCGCCATTCAAGTACCCCGCGCCAAGGGACGCCACTGGTAAGGCGATCGTGTCGACGGGTTCGTACTGAGGCGTGGCGTCGGGTACCGATGACTTCCGCGCGAATACCCAGCGCGCGGGCCTCACCTGAAATCTGATCACCTGCCCGATCTGCACGTCATCAGGCGCCGGCAGCCAGCCGAGCAACTTCTGTGGCTGACAACAACAGCGGACTTCGAGTCTCAACTGATGCCTTTCAGGGCAATCGCCGCGTTCGCCGTCATCACGCATTCCCGCAACTTCCGGATCGCCGCGGTCTGGTCGGCCGACGGCGGCGTCTGATCGACGATGACGTGCGCGAGTTCCTTGGCCTTCGCGCGAATCGCCTCGTACTGCGCGGGCTGCGTCCCTTCGGGCGCGTGATAGGTGAACAGGTTCTCGATCTTGTCCTTCAGGTCCATCGCATTCCCCCTGTCGGCGGCTGCGGTACGACGGCGCGGGGCCCACCCGTCCTGACCACGCGCGACAGAGTGTCTCCTGATTTGTCCTACTGATCAAATCCCCCGCCGACCGATCCCGCCCATGCTCGAAGGCGGTGAAGCGCGCGTACAGCCTCCTCCGCGTCAAATCGATCGATGCGGAGCAGCGCATCCTCACGGGCATTGCCACGACCCCGGCCCCGGATCGCGCCGGCGATATCGTCGAGTCCGACGGCGCGCAGTTCCAGCTCCCAATCCCGCTCTTGTGGCAGCACAACAGCCGAGAACCGATCGGCGAAGTGTTTGCCGCGCACGTCACGAGCGAGGGCATCGAGATCCAAGCCCGCATCGTCACCATCGACGAACCCGGGCCGCTCCAAGATCGCATCAACGACGCCTGGCAGTCCCTGAAAGCGGGGCTCGTCAAAGGGCTGTCGATCGGGTTCCAGTCAATCGAAGAAGCCCTGCTCACCGACACGTACGCCTACCGCTACATCAAATGGCTGTGGCTCGAGCTCTCGTGCGTCACGATCCCCGCGAACGCGGACGCCACCATTCTCAATCTCAAATCGCACGACATCGGACTGGCCGCGCCAGGCCCTCGGTTCCGTGTCGTCCACCTCATGAAGTCCGGCGCCTCGGACATTTCGCGTGCGGGGACCCCCGCGCGCACGAGCCGGACCATGAAGAAACCCATCAGCGAACAAATCACCGACTTCGAAGCCACGCGCGCCGCCAAAGACGCCCGACGCACCGAGATTCAATCGAAAGCCTCCGAGGACGGACGCACGAAAGACGCGGCCGAGAAGGAAGAATTCGACACCCTGCGCGACGAAATCAAAGCGATCGACGAGGAACTGGTCGACCTGCGCGAGATGGAAGTCGCGAACAAAGCCGCGGCGAAGCCGATCAAGGCCGAGACCCCCGAGAAGGCCAGCGCCTCGCGCGCCGGGCACGTCATCACGATCGAGCGCACGTTGCCGAAGGGCTTTCTCTTCGCCCGCTACGCCATGTGCATGGCGA